AGAAGAAAATTAAAGGTTCTGGATTAGGGAAACAAAAGAAAGCTAAAGTACTTAAATGGTTAAGATGGTTTGGGATATCGGCAAACAGTTTTATTAACGAGTTGATAGAGAACGCAGTTAATGTAATGAACAGTAAGAAAAGTGATGTTAAAGATGATATACAAGAGAATATATCAAATAAAATTGAAACTGGTGTTGATGAATTGACATCGAAAATAAGGAACAAATAACGAATTAATTTAAGGAGGATTTATTATGAACGAAACATTATTTAATGTAATTATTGGGTTAATTCCCGTATTAGCTACTATTATAACTGGTTTTGTTATTCCATTGATTTTATCTAAATTAGGAGCAGAAAAATTAACTACTATAGTTAAATGGGTAGGATATGCTGTATCTGCTGCTGAAATGATTTTTCCAGAAGCTAAGTCTGGAGAAGCAAAGAAAGCTTATGTAATTGATTTTATAGATAAGATGTTCAATAAAAAGAAAGTTATTATTAGCAAAGAGCAGATTACAATATTAATTGAATCTATTGTGGCTGAGATTAATGGTAAGGCTTAATTACATATAAATAATAAATATTTTAGAGTGTGATTTATTGTCACCATCTTTTATTATGTAATTTAATTATAAGATTGAGAGGTTTATACGATAAATATTAAAGAAAATGTTAAATGGACTGTTTATATACATACGAATAAATTAAATGGAAAAATGTATGTTGGTATAACTTCAAGAAAAGTAACAATAAGATGGAATAACGGAAAAGGATATATACGTAATCAACATTTTACAAATGCTATCAATAAATATAGTTGGAACAATTTTGAACATGAAATTATAGCTGAAAATTTAACAGAACAAGAAGCCAAGAACTTTGAAATTTTGTTAATCAAAAATTTAAGCTTAACTGATGAAAATATAGGATATAACATTACTTTAGGTGGCGATGGTATTACTGGAATGAGAAATATTAATTCTCATAAAAAAGTTTATCAATATACTTTGGATGGATTTTTTATAAAGGAATGGGATTGTGGTCTAGATATTGAAAGAGAATTAGGTTTTGATGCAGGAAATATAAACACTTGTTGTAATGGCAGAAACCATACATCTAATGGATTTATATGGTCATTTAAAAAATCAAGTAAAATTGCAGGATATATAAACAATAGGTTTATAATGATAGACATATATCAGTATGATTATAATGGAACATTTTTAAAATTATATCATACTACAGATGATATTTTAGTTGACTATCCAAAATATAAAATTCAAAATATATATATATGTTGTACAGGTATTACAAAAAGTGCATACGGATTTATTTGGTCACTCGATGACAATCAAGATAAAATTAATAATATTAGTTTATCTATTAATTGTAGAGTAGCAGTTAACCAATTAGATGCATTTGGCAGTTTCATAAATAAATATATGTCTTACAAAGATGCGGAAAATAAAACTAACGTAAAAACAGAAAAAATTAGATATCATATGAAGTCTAAAAAATTTGATAAAATTAATAAATGTTATTGGTTAAGAAATGAGGACTATATTAGTTATTATAAATAATCACATGAATGTATCGTTTTATTAGAAGTAGTAATCTTGATGGTTGCTACTTCTTTTTATATTGAAAAGAAAGGAGAATGAAATGGTTAAATGTAAAGTTGATGATGTAATAAAAATTGCAAATAAATATATCGGTTATTTAGAGAAAAACTCTAATTCATTTTTAGATAACTTTACAAAAAATGCTGGTAAAAGAAACTATACTAAATTTGCAGTAGAATTTAAAAAATTTACAGGCTTAAATTTACAAGCACAACCTTGGTGTGATATTTTTTGTGATAGCTGCTTTGTTGAAGCATATGGTGTTGCTGACGCCAAGAAATTACTAGGTGGATTTTCAGCATATACTCCAACTTCTGCTAACTATTTTAAAAATATGAAAAGATGGTATACATCTGATCCAGAAATCGGTGACGTTATATTTTTTAAAAATTCTGAGCGTATCAATCATACTGGAATAGTAGTAAACGTATCTAATACAAAAGTATATACCATAGAAGGAAATACTTCCAGTGGTACTGAAATTATTGAAAATGGTGGTGGAGTATTTAGAAAAGAATATTATCTTACTAATCAGAGAATAGCTGGTTACGGTAGACCAAATTATGATAAATATATTCCAACTAAAACTATTACTAAAAATTCTTCTGAAAATGATGTTAGATGGTTACAGGAGAATTTAAATAAATGTTTAAAAGGTGTAAAGGGATTTGTACCATTGGAAGTTGACGGAAGTTATGGTAGTAAAACTAAGTCTGCCGTATTACTTTATTGGGGTATTCTAGGATGGAATAAACATGGTAAGGATGATGGTACTAAAGCAGGTGCTAAAACAATTAAGGCATTGGATTCTGGTAAAATTAAATAAAATGCAATCAATGAGGTATTTTATAATAGGTGGTTGAGGTTAATTCCTCTTCCACCTATTTTTTTACTATTTATTATCTTATTAAAACATTAATAGATAGAGGTTCACATATACTTACTTTAGCATGAGAACCATAACTATTCTTGAAAGCCTTGATTTCGTTAGGGTTTATCATAAATGTTAACATTGGTAAATAGCCTATCTTTGTACCAATACTGCCTGTGCTGTCGTGTACATAAATAGGCGATTTACCATTTTTGTTTCCTTCTATCTTTAATGACTTTATATCATTATCTAAAGTTAAATACCAATCAAAAACATCATTGCCTTTTACAATTATTTTATCAACCAATGCGTCTACTATATCTTCATTAACAATATCTTTATCGTAATATAAATCTTGGCTCAATACAGTTTCAATTTTCTTTAATTGTTCTTTTTGTGCATTACTATTATATTGCAAATCTAAGCAGTCTATTTTTCTTTGAGCATCTTCAATCGTTTTTACATATTTTTCTTTTCTACTGTTAAACTCGTTTTTGTTGATTTCTCCGTCCACTCTTAATTCGATGAGATTATTAATTCTTTCCTGATTTTTATCTATCTCTACTTTAAATTTATTCATAGATTTTAGATAATTATCATAATCAAGAATTTCCATATTTTCATTAATAATTATATTTGCTTGTTTAATAATATCAGTTTTATTTTTCCATAATGTTTCAAATATATATTTCGCCATTAAATTTAATTTCCACTCTGCTACCATTTTAACATCACATGATGACGATGTATCAAGTCCCCTGTCCTCTCTAAATTTAACATTTCCATTTTGAACCTGATTATAACATTGATAGCCAAAAATGTTTATTCCGTCTTTATTTCTTCTCCATTTGTTCTTTCTAAAAGACGAACCACAATTACATCTTAATTTATTTAACCAAACACATTTAGCTTTTTTATATCCATATTTATTTTTAAGTTTATCTTCATTATTACAAGGCATTGTTTTACTGTTTCTAATATTATAACATTTATCCCATAATTCCTTATCAATAATCGGTGGAATATCAACTTTTTGAATTATCTTTTTCTTATCGTCGAAATTTGTTTTTCTAGTTTGATCTAAAAAATCTGTAGAAAAAGTTTTACAATAGGTTATATATCCAAAATAAATTGTATTAGCTAATACTCTTTGTACTGTAGATAAATACCATTTTGTAGTATTAATAGAATTTATCATATTCATCATTTCTAATTTTGTAGCAATTTTTCTAATTCCTAATCCCTCTGCATATAAATTAAAAATGTTTTTAACTGATTCGGCTTGTTTTTCATTTATTACATATGTTCCATTAACACGGTCATAACCAAGTATATTTCCATTACCATACAATACACCATTTCTTCTTGAACTTGCTTGTCCAGCTTTTACTCTATTGGATATTTTTCTGCTTTCATCTTGTGCGAGAGTAGCCATAATTGTTAATCTTAGTTCACCATCGCCATCCATTGTCCAAATATTGTCTTCGGCAAAAAATACTTCTACATTATATTTTTTTAATTCTCTGGTATGTTGTAATGTATCAACTGTATTACGTGCAAATCTACTAACTTCACGGGTAATAATTAAATCAAAGCACTCATTTTTTGCATCATCTATCATTTGTAAAAATTGCTGACGTTTTTTGGTTGATGTAGCAGTCAATCCTTCGTCAATATATCTTTTATATAATTTCCATTCTGGATGTTGATTTAATAAATTATCATACCATTCCATTTGATTTTCTAGTGCCGATAATTGAGATTCGTGTTCAGTGGAAACTCTACCATAGATAGCAACTATTTTATGATTATTTTTTATCATATTAATTTTCTCCTATGCCTTGAATAGCGTTGTTATGTTAACAACTATATTATAATATATAAAAACCACTTTTACAAGTGGCTCTTATATTTTTTACAAATATTATTATATGTAACTTCATTAATTAGATTTCGTTTATATAGTGTTTTAATCAATGCAAGTGCGGTTCTTAAATCTAATTCAGCTTGTTGCTTCTCTGTCAAATTATTAACTATAACAATCACTCCCCTTATTAAGCTGTTTCATCTTATGATTTACTATTTATGAATATTCCATTAAATCAATAAAAGTTTTTCTACTTCAATCCAATTCCAACAACGATGATACATATTTGGATTATTTGAA